GTAGAAACAGCTTGAAGTCTTGCTGTAGTAGTATGAGGTTATTGTCCATCAAAATTTATGTCTATTTGTGTAGCTTCTTCTGCTTGATCTATTCCATATTGTTGTTTTATTTCTTTTATTCTTTCTTCTAGTTCTCTCTTAGTTTTACGCATATTAGACTGTATTTTTCCGTAGTTTTGACCGGTTGCCTTACCAGTTTTTTTATCAATAACTTGTGTATCAGGCGTAAAACCTTGCTTTCCTTCTGATTTTACTTTTTCTCTAGGCAGCTTTCTTATATCTGCTTCTAAGTCTTTTATCTCTTGTAAGGCTTCCTGTAAGTTAGACTGCTTAAGAGTTTTCGGTGCTACTATTGGTAAATTAGCTGTGTTTTCTATTTCAAATTCATCTATTTGACTTTGTAAACGATCAGCGAATTTTATTTTTCCGGTTATAATATCGTCTGCCCATGATGGTAAACGTACCCACCCTAGCTTATCGTGAAATAAGTCATAGAACTGTGCAATCTCTTCAAGGTAATCTGCTTCAAAGTTTTGATTATCATAATTACCGCTCATAGCTTCGTCTATTAAATTATTAATTATACGTTTTCTATACTGATCTACACTTTCTCCAGCTTTTGCTCTAAATTTTGGTAATACAGCTGGGTTATTAGGATCAGCTAAAAAACCATAATTTTTTGTATAACCTTCAGCAAACTGAGTGCTGTAAAACTGTCTATAATAATCAGGTATAGATCCTACTAACTCACCCGTACCAGCTTTTCTAAACTGTATATTACCCGGATTACTACGTACGAATGGGTTGTTTGCTCCAAATGTAGTCGATCCCGGATCTTCAATAGTTATTACAATATCTTCCGGTGCAATATTTCTTTTAGTCATTTCTTTGTAAGCCTTAGACTTTACAAATCTACTTTCAGTAGCATCTTTTAATTTTTTAAAGTTAGGGTCTAATAATAATCGCAAGTTACCTACTCTATTTCTATTTGTAGATCCTGTCCATTGAAATAAATTATTTTGTATATCGTCTGGACGTTGCTGTTCAACTCTATTCCAAAACTTAGCAAATTGTTTTCTAGCTATCTTATGTTCAAGATAAGCTTTATCTCCATACTCCATAAGGCTTGTTAAGTATAAATTAGGGTTTTGTTGTTCAATTTTATTTAATTCACTAACAGTTATTTTTAATGCTTTTACATCATCCGGTATACTTTTATCGAAACCTAGAGAAGCTACAAGATCAGCTTCAACGTCTTTTACATTTTTTAAAGTATAGTTTTCTATAGCTGCTGGGCTAGACGCTCTACTAGACGACTTTCTAACAAAAATAAACTCCTGTCCAGATTTGTTTTTAAGTGTTTCGTTAAAGTCTTTCATTAGGTTTTGCTTACCGCCTTGCATTACTCTACCTTCTCTATGCACTAAAGCTCTGGTAGCATAATCATTAACTTCATCAGTATTAAAACTAGCTCCTTTTGGTAACTCTGTTAATAGTTGTTTAGCTCCCTGCCTTGGTGGTGGAATTGCCCCAGCACCTTGTGCCAACAGTGGATTGGTTTCACGTAAACCGGCTCTGACAAGTGCACCTGTTAAATCATAACTAGCATCATCAACCTTTTTAGCTATTTCTTTAGCTGCTTTTTGAGCTTGTGGGGTAGATAGTGCACCACCAAAAGCTGCTCCAAAGCCCATTGAAGTACCAAGCTCGCTAAATGTAGGTCGCCTGTTTTCATCAATAGCAGCTATACTCGTTGCTTCTATAGCACCTGTTGCAGCACCTTTAACTGCACCTTTTCCGAATCTAATAAGAGCTCTACCTTGAGCACCACCGGGTATAAGACTAGATAAACCAGCAGCAGTAAGCTCCCCTGCACTAATCTCACCACCTCTGATTTTTTGTGCTAGATAATTTATAAATGTACCAGCTGCATACTGTGAAGCACCAGTAGGGTCGAATACAGACAAGGGATCTACTAAAGTGTTAGCTCCTATTTCAAAAGCGAGTGATGCTCCTCTACGTAAACCACTACGAGACTCAAATAAGCCGGGAATGTCTAACTGCCTGCCTTGCTCTTGTTTCTTACGTATCTCTTCGTTACCTTTTGTAGCTTCGTCATACTCTTCTTTACGACGTTTATTATACTCGTCTATTTCTTCTTGAGTTAGATCTTCTTCGTTCATTGTATGTGTGCCTGTATAGTTTGTTCTCGGTCGGTGACACCGAATCGACCTCTCATCCAGTTGAGCCAGTCAAGGCTACCTTTCTCCTGATTGCATCTGGTACACGAGGGTACAACATTCCTCGTAATGCTTTGACCACCCTTGCTCTTAGGGCGTACGTGGTCGATAGTAAGGTTGTGTAGTTCATAAATTCCTCCGCAATAAACACATTGACAATTAAAATGCTCTTTTATAGCTCTTCTCCATAGTCTTTTTGACTCTGAACTTGTCATGGTTATTAAGTTGTGTAAGTAGTAATCAGGTGTAGGTAGTAATGGGGTCATTTTTTACGGCTTTTTCTGTTAACTTTTGCTGGGCACGTCTTTCCTTTAGTAGTACTGCCTTTTGCGTGGCAAGAATCTTTACCGTCTCTGTTACCGTAAGTGCCAAGTTTTTTGTTAAGCTTGTTTGCATTGACTCGTATTGCTAACCCTTTGGGTGTTTTGTTGTATTTTGCCTGCTGCTTGCGACGTTTAGCCGCAGCTTTAGGGTTTTTCTTGTAATAACTAGAAGTTTTTGCCATAGACTTTCCTTTTGACTAGCGATGGATCAACAGTTGGGATGATTTTGTTTAACTTATCAAGTGG